CAAGTCACGCGCTACACGGCGTGATCACTGAGGCCCGCGGCTCACCCCCGCGGGCCTTTTTCTTTCCTCCGGAGGCTAGATGCTCAAGCTAGTTGCAGACCCGTCCTTTACCTCGGCCGTCAAGATCCCCACTCCGTCCGGAGAAGTGGCAATCAAGGTTGAGTACAAGCACATGACGAAAGACGCCTACGACGCATTCGTGCGCGACGAGGCCAAGAACCCCCGCTCCGACGAGGACGCCATCATGGACATCGCCAAGGGCTGGCACGGTGTCGAGGGCGAGTTCACGCGCGAGAACGTGCGCGCGCTCTGCCAGGTCTATCACGCCGCGCCGCGCGCGATCGTCGAGACCTTCATCCGCGAGCTCACCCAGCACAAGCTGGGAAACTGAAGGCGGCTGCGGCCGCGCTCTACAAGAAGCTGCCCTCGAAGGAGGACGCGGCCACGATGGAGTTCTTCGGCCTGAAGGCCGATGACTACGCCGCCGAGAACACGGTCGAGGTCTGGCCGGACAACCTCGAAGCGATCAACCTGCTGGCCCAGATTTACCGGCAGTGGCGCGTGGGGCCCGGTGGGCCATACGGCCTGGACTACAACGTCCTCTATCACAAGCTCGACCGCATGGGGTTGACGCCCGAGCGATACGCAGAGCTTGAGGAAGAGATACGCATCCTCGAGGGCGCCGCTCTCGACGCGATGTGCGACGACTAGGGGCCTTCGGGCCCCTTTCCTTTTTCTGACGGACGCCCATGGACGCCACCACCCTGCTCCTTGCAGTCGACAGCACGCAAGTGAACAGCGCGGCCGCTGCATTGGATCGGATGGCGGCGTCGGGGGACAAGACCGTCTCCACGACGACGCAGCTGACGAAGGCGGCCGGCGACCAGGGGCGCCTGCTGGCCGGGCAGCTCATCCCGCAGGCGAATAAGGCCGCGGCGGCGATCGAAGGCATCGCGGCCGCGGACAAGTCCGTCGTTGCCGCGTCGAGCCGTTCCGATCGCGCCCTGTCCCGCGCCCGTGCGCCGCAGGGCCAGGCGGTGCGCGCGCCCGAGTTCCCCGCGATCAAGTCGCCCGGCGCGGTCACTGTGCCGGTCACCGTCGACACCGCCGCGATCGACAAGCTATCCACGTCCGGCGCCAAGGCGGCGACGACGACGTCGCTGCTGACCAAGGCCGCGGGCGAGCAGGGGCGCGCGTTCAATGAGGCCGCGCAGGGCGCCGACAAGCTGACGGCCTCCGTCAACGCACTGAACGCAGCAGAGGCCAAGGCGCCGCGCACCCGCCGGACGGCCATCTCTGACGCGCCCGCGGCTACCAGCCGCCGCGCCTCCACGCGGCAGACCGCCGCGGAGGAGCCCGGCGCCGTTGCCTCGGCCGTCGAGCGGGTCGGTACGACGGCCAAGAGCACGACGCTCGCGCTGGTGGAGATGGGCGACGCCGGTGTGGCCGCCGGCAACAAGGCCGAGGCGTCGCTCAGCCGCGCCGCGAGGGCCCGCGCGCCGAAGCCGATCGCGCTCGGCCCGCTGGAGGGCGCGAGCACGCAGCTCGGGGCGTCCTCCTCCGTCAGCCTGGAGCGTGCCACGTCCTCGCTCGGGGCGTCGTCCTTCAAGGGCATCAACGACCTCACCACGTCGCTGGGCGCGGCAACCGCTGCGGCCGCCGGCACGACGCGGCAGGTCGATGCGCTCAAGACCGCGGTGTCGCTCGTCGGCCCGCTCGGCAGCGCGACCACCACGCGCGGCGCGGGTGGCGCTGCGCCTGCGGCCGCGGTGGTCAGCGATGCCGCGGCCATCAACTCGTTCACCACCGCAGCCGTCCGGGCGGAGACCCAGGCCGTAGAGCTCGGCACCGCCTTCGAGCGCGAGGTTGCACGGGGCGCGACGCAGGCGAAGTCCTCCGTGACCAGCCTGACGCAGGCGACCACCACCCTCGGCGCATCCTCGTTCGCCAATCTCGACAAGGCGACCACCTCGCTCGGCGCGGTCGAGGCCAAGGTGCACAGCGTCACCCGCGAGGTGACCGCGCTGAACCACGCGCTCGAGCTCTCGGGCGATCTGCGCGGGGTCACAACGTCGCTCGGCGCCACCGGCCCGCGCCCGGCTGTCACTGGCGCAGCAGTTGCGCCGGCGTCCGCAGGTCAGGCCGCGCCGCAGACCGCGGCCGTCTCTGCCTTCAACACCGAGGCGAACAAGGCCGCAGCCGGGGCCAAGCGCCTCGAGGACGCCGAGCAGGCGCTCGCCCTGGCCTCCGCCCGCAGCGAGGCCGCACAGGCGGGCCTGACGGCCGCCACGCAGCGCAACGCGGCCGCGCAGCAGCAGCTCGCCGTCGCGCTGAACAGCGGCCTGGCATCCCAGCAGGAGATAGCGCAGGCGCAGCAGCGCGCGGCGACCTCGCAGGCGGCGTTCCTCGGGGCTCAGTCCCGCGCCACCGCCGCGGCGCAGCAGGCCAGCAAGGCGGCCGAGCAGCACCGGCGCGCGCTCGCCTCGCTGGGCAAGCAGTCGACGCTCACCGCCCACGAGGCGACGCAGCTCGGCTTCCAGCTGCAGGACTTCTTCATCCAGATCCAGGCCGGCCAGAGCCCGCTCACGGCCTTCATCCAGCAGGGCTCGCAGCTCACCGGCACCTTCGGCAGCGTCGGCGGCGCCTTACGGGCGGTGATGAGCCTGCTCACGCCGCTGCGCGTCGGCCTGCTCGGGCTCGGCGCCGGCGTGGGCATCTTCGGCCTGCTCGCCGCCAAGGCCGAGGGCTTCGCGCGCTCGCTCGGCGACGTCCAGGCGGCGCTGGCCGCTACCGGCCGCGGCGGCTCTATCTCCGATTCGGGGCTCGCCGACCTGATCGACCAACTGGCCGAGCTCCCTGGCGTGAGCCGCGAGGCGGCCGAGAAGACCGTCGCCGAGCTCTCCCGCATCAAGGGGGTGAGCACCGACATGTTCCTCGGGATCGGCACGCTCGCGGCCGACTACGCGCGCGTCACCGGCAAGGAACTGCCCGACGCGGCCAAGGAGCTCGGCAAGGCGTTCGCCGAGCCGGAGCAGGGCGCCAAGACGCTTGAGGATGCGTTCGGCTCGCTGTCCTCGACCGCGCTGGTGACCATCCAGCGCCTGGTCGAGCAGGGCGACCGGCTGGGCGCGTCGCGCGCGCTCTACGAAGAGGTGCAGCGCGCGATCGGCGGTCTGGCGTCCCAGGGGCTGACCCCGCTGCAGCAGGCGACCGACAGCCTGGGCAACGCCTGGGACCGGCTTACCGGCTCCTTCCGCGAGTCCGACGGCCTGCGCAACACCGTCAGCGAGGTGGCGCGGCTCGTCGGGTACATGAAGGACGCCGTCGAGTGGTTCGACAGAGCCGACACCGCCTGGCGCAACGGCCCGGGGCGGTTCATGCCAGGGGCTGCCCGCCCGGCCTTCTCTGGCGGCGCGACTGGCTCCTTCGACGCCCCCCGCGGCGCGACTGGCTCATTCGGTGAGCCTGCTGCCTCCGGCCCGCTCGGCACGGCTCCGAAGCAGGCCGTGGGCGCTGTCACGCAGGCGGTCGAGGAGCAGACGAAGGCCGCGCTCAAGCTCGCCGGCGCCTACGACACCACCGCGAGCAAGATCGACAAGCTGCTGGTGAAGCGCAAGCAGCTGAGCGAGGCGCTGGCGGTCAACGCGCCCGGCAGCGAGCAGGCGAAGCGGCTCACGGTCGGCATTGCCGGCATCGACGAGGAAGTCGCCGGGCTGCGCAAGCGCGGCCGCAAGGACAGCGAGCCCGAGCAGATCCGCCGCGCCGCGCTCGAAGCGGACATCAGCGGCTTCCAGGACGCGCTGGCGAAGGAGCGCGACGCGCTCGCCTTCCACAGCCGATTCGTGCAGGGCGAGTACCAGGCCGGCACCCTCTCGCTGCGGCAGTTCTACGCCGACCGCCGGCAGACGATCGCCGATGGCGTCGCCGCCGAGATCGACGAGCTCGACAAGGAAAAGAAGCGCCTCGCCGAGGACCGCGACAAGACGAAGGACCCGAGCGAGGCCCGCCAATTGCAGGGCCGCATCGACGCGGCCACGCGCGACCAGGAGCGCGCCCGCACCCGGGCGGCTAACGATGTCTCCCTGACGAACCAGGAGGAAGGCGCCTCCTTCAAGGCGCTGTCGGACCAGGTCGTCAACTACAGAGCGAACCTGCTCCAGCTCCAGGGCGACGAGATCGGCGCGGCCAAGCTGCGCGCGCAGCAGGCGATCGAGCAGGCCAGCGTGCTCGCCCGGCAGGCGGCCCCCGCGTCCTCCGGTGCGTTCTCGCGCCAGGACCGCGGCCAGCAGCCGGACGGCGGGGTCGACGTCGCCGAGCTCCAGCGGGTGACGCAGCAGAACATCCTCGTCCAGCAGTCGCGCAAGACCGTCAACCGGGTCACGCAAGAGCTGCAGATCGAGGAGGAGCGCATCGCCCTCCAGTTGCAGAAGGGCTCCATCACCGAGTACGAGTCGCTGCGCCAGGTGGGCGCGGCCCGCCGGCAAGTGGTGGCCGTCCTCGAGGAGCAGGTCGCCGCGCAGGAGGCGGTCGCCAAGTCGCGCCCGAAGGACGACGAGTTCGCGCTCAGCACGCAACGCGCGCGGCTGGAACTGGAAAAGCTCAAGGCATCGCTCGACCCGCTGGCGGAGAAGTTTGACAACCTCTTCCGCGACTCCGGCGCGAGCGCCATCGATGACCTGCTGAACGGCACGAAGAGCTTCCGCGGCGCGCTGGTGAGCTTCGGTGACTCGGTCGTCAAGCAGATCAACGCCGACACCGCCCGGGCCGCCTCGGACGCGATCTTCGGCAAGGACGGCGTGCTCGGCGGTGCGGGCTCGGTGTTCTCCGGCATGTTCGGCGCCGGCCCGCTGACGGGCGCGGGCGAGTCGGGCGGCATCCCTAACCCGGCCAAGCGCGGCGCGGTCGAGGTCGGCCCGCTGGAGGCGAAGACCGCCTCGGTCTCGCAGAGCCTCACCACGCTGCAGACCGCGGGGATCGACCCGACGGTGAGCGCGCTGGCCCGGCTCACGCAGGCCGCCGATGCCGCCGCCGGGGCCGTGTCGCGCCCGGTCACGGCCGGCCAGGTGCCCTCCATCGCGCTGCCGCAGATCGTGGCGCAAGGAGGCGTGCTGCCGACCACGGGCGACCTGTCGCGAGCGGACCGCGCGGCGGAGCAGACGGCCGAGGCGACCACGCAGAGCGCCGAGGGGCTCACGACGGCGCTGGTGGACACCCGCACGAATACGCAGGTGTTCTCCCAGGTCATGGGCTCGGTCGCGCCGGTCGTTGCCAGCATGGGTCGCGCCGGCGGCGCCGCTGGGGCTGCGCTCGCGCTGCTGCCGGCCATCATCGCCGCTTCGTCCTCCTCGTCGACGGCCAGCTCTGGCGGCGGGTTCCTCAGCAGCATCGGCAGCCTGTTCGGATCGGGATCGAAGCCGACCACGGGCGACTTCGCGCGCATGGACCGCGGCGGAGAGTCGGGCGGCTTCTACTCGACCGTCGCCAGCTACTTCTCCTCGTTCTTTCACACGGGCGGCATCGTCGGTCATGACAAGGACATGCGCGCGGTTGATCCGGGCGTGTTCGCCGGGGCGCAGAAGTACCACACCGGCGGCATCGTCGGCGGCGAGGCGCTCGCCACCCTCAAGGCCAACGAAGTGCCCGCGATCCTGCTCGGCGGCCCGAAGGGCGTGCGCGAGGAAGTCCTGACGGCCGGCGACCCGCGCCACCGCGACAACATCGCGCCGATCCTGCTCAAGACCATCGAGGACGCCAAGGGCAACCCGTCCTCCGTGCTGTCCGTGATCGCCTCGGGCGGCGACGGCGGAGACGGCGGGGCGGGGGGCCTCGGTGGCCGCGGCGGCGAGTCCTCCTTCTCCGCGCTGGTGAAGCAGGAGAAGCAGGGCCGCGAGCTGTCCCCGTTGACCCAGTTCCTCATCGGCTCGCCCGAGACGGTCTCCGGGCTCATCGCCGAGCTCACCAAGGAGGCGGACTTCGAGGACGTCTCCGCGCTGCGCGACGTCAAGCGCGTCGCCGGCGCCCGCGAGCTCGGCGGGCCGGTCTCTGCGAACAGCCTCTACCGCGTCAACGAGAAGGGGCCGGAGCTCCTGCAGGTCGAAGGCAAGACCTACCTGATGACCGGCAACCAGCGCGGCACAGTCGATTCGCAACCCTCCAAGCAGGCACCCCCCATCAACGTGACGATCAACCAGAGCTTCGGCGCGGAGACGAACCGCCAGACGATCGGCCAGGCGGCGGTGCAGACGGGCGCGGTCGTGCGCCGTGAGCTCGCGCGGGGGACTGCGTGATGGCCTTCCTCGAGCAACGCCTGGACACCAAGGTCACCCGCGGCGCCATGTTCACGGAGACCGTCCCCGGCCGGACGATCCTGCGCTATCCCAACGGGCGCGTGGCGCAGAACTTCGTCGCCTCCGCCCCCGTCCTCAAGTGCGAGTTGTCCCACGGCATGCGCGCGGCGGCCGACTACCACGTCGTGCAGGACGCCTGGATGGTGTGCATGTTCACACCCTACGAGGGGATGCGCGTCAAGAACTGGCTCGACTACACCGCCACGCGCACCAACTCCCGCCTCACGCTTATCAGCGGCACCACGTACCAGCTGCAGCGCGTGCACACCTTCGGCGGCGTCGAGATCCTGCGCGACATCAAGAAGCCGGTGAACAACGGAGCCCTGACGGTCTACGCCGCCGGCGGCGGTGCCCTCACCGCCTCGATCGACTACACGACCGGCATCGCGACGGTGCCCTCCGGGACGCCAGTCACCTGGGCCGGTGAGTTTGACGTGCCGATGTTCTTCGTCGGCGACGAGTGGGGCGCGAGCCTGGAGACGCACCCGAACAACATGCACGTCATCTCCGGCACGATCCAGATGGAAGAGCTGAGGTTCCCGGCGTGAAGACCGTCTTCTCGGGTGCTTCGACGTGCGGCACGCTGGCCGCGGGCATTCGCATCGTGCGCCGCGACGGCACGGTGCTCGGCTGGACCGAGCACGACCGCGACGCCACGGTGACGGTGGACGGCGAGGAGACCGAGCTCATCGCAAATCCCGGCTTCACGCTGTCGAGCCTGGTGAGCACCGCGGGCCTGGGCGTGGACAGCGCGAGCTGCGACGTCGTGGCGGGCGCGGAGCTCACGCGCGCGGACATCCTGGCCAAGAAGTGGGACGGGGCGCAGGTCTACCTGTTCCGCTACGACTGGAAGGCCCCGGAGGCCGGCATCGTGTCGGTCAAGGGCGGCTCCTTCGGCAACTTCTCGCCCGCGCTCGGCCAGTTCACGGTGGAGTTCCGCGACCCGCGGCAGGCGCTCCAGTACAACAGCACCTGGGTGCTGCAGGAGAACTGTCGCTGGGAGTTCGGCGACGCGCGCTGCCGCAAGGACCGCGCCGACTTCACCTTCGGCGGCACGGTCACGGCTTCCGCTTCGCAGTACGCCTTCACCGCCTCGGCCATGGCGCAGGCGGCGGACTACTTCGGCGAGGGCGAGGTGCGCTGGCTGACCGGCGCGAACGCCGGCTGCCGGCACAAGGTCCGCCTGTTCGCATCCGGCGGCGTCTTCACGCTGGCCGAGGCGGCGATCTTCCAGATCGTCATCGGCGACACCTTCGACGCCATCGCGGGCTGCCGCAAGCGCAAGGCTGAGGACTGCGTCGCCAAGTTCGACAACGTGCTGAACCACGGCGGCGAGGCCGACAAGCCCACGCGCGACTCGGTGATGGCACCCGGCTCGCCGGAGGACGTCTGAGATGCGCGACGCCTTCGTCAGCGCCGCGCGCTCGCTGCTCGGCACGCCGTACCACGCGCACGCGCGGCTGCCAGGTGTGGGCGTGGACTGCATCGGCGTGCCCATCGTCGCCTGCTGGCTCTCCGGGCTCAAGCCGCGCACGTGGGACGTGCAGGGCTACAGCATGCGCCCGGACGGCACGCTGCTCGAGCGCTGCGCCGAGCACATGGTGCGCGTCTCTCGCGCGGACATGCGGCCCGGCGACATTGCGGTGGTCCGTTGGGGCGCCGATCCGCATCACGTCGGCGTCGTGGCCGCGCTCAAGGGCCGCAGAACCATCATCCACGCCGAGAACTTCCGCCACCGCAAGGTGATGGAGCACGCGCTCGTGCTCGGTGACAGCGCCATGCAGTTCGTCGCCGCCTACCGCCTCCCGGAGCTCGCATGAGCGCACGCAGCGCACTCACCATCGTCGGCACGGTCGCCGGCAGCTACTTCGGGCCGATCGGCGCCGCGGTCGGCGGGATGATCGGCGGCGCCATCGGCGGCGCGATCGACGGGCCGGTCCACAGCTCGCAGGAGATCCTGGCGGACCTCGGCGCGCTCAAACTCGACTACGGCTCGACGTGGACGCGCATCTACGGGCGCTACCGCGTCAAGGTCTCGCCACTGTGGAGCAGCGAGAAGCGGCCGATCGCGCACGACACCGAGGTGGACGCCAAGGGCGGGCCGTCTGCGGTGAACACCTCCTACACCTACGAGCAGGACTGGCTGTGCTGGGCGCCGCTTAACGCGGTCGGATGGGCGCGGATCTGGCGCAATGGCGAGCTCATCGCCTCGCGTCTGGTCGGCTCCGACGCCGACACGATCGCCGCGTCGGCGAACACCGACGCCTGGGCCTCGGTCACGTTCTTCGACGGCGCGGCGGACCAGATGCCGTGGAGCGTCTACGAGGCGGCGGTCGGCACGGCAAACGCGAGCGCCTACCGCGACCGCCCGACGCTGGCCTTCGACTCGCTCGACCTCGGCCCCACCGGGCAGGCGTCGCTGATCGAGGTCGAGTTCTACACGCTGGGCGACACGGGCGACGCGAATACGCGGCTGCTCACCAATACGGGCGCCACCGGAAGCGCCGAGGATATTTCGGCATTCAGCCTGCCTTACACCGTTTACGAGGACACGCCAAACGTCGTCGAGGTCACGGAAGCTGGTTTCCATATCACGCTCGCCGGTTCCTCCGCGGGCGCTGGGTACGTGCTCTATCAAAGCCTAGCCCTGGCTCCAGACGAGGAGCGCGGCATCTTGATCGAGGGGTTCATTAAGCATATTTCGTCGGATCACTTGTCGTTTTTCCCGATGGTGTCCTACGTCCCGAACATCGGGACCGACTCGCGGTTTCAGATCGGCACGGGCGGGTCGCCCGGATGGGGGCGCTTCGAGACCGAAAACTTCGGCGAGGAGTGGAACGGCTACCCGACCTCGTTGGGCGGTCGCGTTCACTTTGCGATCCAGGTCACAGTCGAGGACGGCACCCACGTATACATCGCCGGACAGGAGGTTTATTCAAGCCCCGTTAACTCCTCCGCCTACGATGCCCACACGGGCTCCCCGGGCGCGCTGTACATCGGCCAGATCGACGCCGTCGGCGCCATTGAGTTCGAGGTTACCGATATCGCTGTGCGGTTCGAGGAGAAATACACCGCCAACTTCGCGCCTCCGACGGCGCTTGATCCGCCGGACGGTCTGACCGCTGACCCGCTGCCGGTCGATCTCGCCGATATCGTCAAGGCCGAGGCGCTGCTCGAGTGGAGCGGCGAGGCAGGCGCACTCACCGCCGACGACATCGACGTGTCGGCGCTGGTCGGCATTCCCGTGAATGGCTTCGCCGCCACCGGCTCGCCGCGCGAGGCGATCGGGCAACTGTCGGACGCCTTCTACTTCAACTTCGTCTGCCGCGACAAGCTCATCGCCGTCCTGCGCGGGGGCGCTTCCGCGGCAACGATCACCTTCGAGCAGACCGGCGCCGGGATCGGCGATGCGGACGAGCCATTCTGCGGCCTGTCGCGCGGCAACGACCTCGAGGTGGCGCTGCAGATCGCCTTCACCTGCCCCGGCCTGCTCCGGGACTACGAGCCCGACACGCAGCACTCCGACCGACTGGTGGGCGAGTCCTTCGAGCTGCGCCAGTACCAGAGCCCGGTGGTGTTCTCGCCGACCGAGGCGAAGGGGCGCGCCGACACGATGGTGTACGACGCTCGCGTGGCCACGCACACCGGCCGCGGCTCGCTGAGCGATGAGTTCATCGCGCTCGAGCCGACCGACGTCGTGACGGTGACCGACCCGGAGGGAAATTCCTACCGCGTGCGGATCGAGCGGGAGACCTACCAGGACAGCCGGCGCACCTTCGAGTGGGTGCTGGACGACCCGCACGTCCTGCTCTCCTCCGGCATCACGGCGGAGACCGACCAGCGCGCCGTGACGGTGGCGCTCCCGGCGACGACGACGCTGCGCCTGCTCGACGTTCCGCTGCTTCGGGAGGAGGACAACGCCCCCGGCGAGTACGTCGCCGTGCAGGGATCCGGCAAGTGGCCGGGCGGCGTGGTCTACCGCGCCGACGCGGAGGCGGGGCCGTTCACCCGGATCGCGACCATCACCGCCTCGGCGGTGGCGGGCACGGCGACGACCGAGCTGGCGGACTGGGCCGGCGGCAACGTGTTCGACGAGACCAGCGTCGTGCGCGTGCAGGTCACTGGCGGCACGCTGTCGAGCTCGACCTTCGACAGCCTCATCGCCGACGCGGGCGACAACCTGTTCGCCATCGGGGATCACGGGCGCTGGGAGCTGATCCAGGCGCGCGACGAAATGCTGATATCCCCGGGCGTCTACGACCTCTCCGGGCTGCTCCGGGGGCGCCTGGGCACCGAGCACGCGATGGGCTCGCACGAGGTCGGCGACGTGATCGTGAAGCTACAGGCGACCGGCCTGCGCTCGGTGGACGAGACGGCCGGCGACATCGGCCGCACGCGCTACTGGCAGGCCGTGACGGCAGGCAGCTCGCTCGAGGCATCGGGGGAGGCCTTCACCTCCGAGAGCGTGCGCCTCAAGCCGCTAGCCCCGGTGGATCTACGCTGCTCGCGGGATGGCTCCGGCAACTTCACGATCACCTGTGCGCGTAGAAGCCGCTTCCAGGCCGACCTGTTCAGCGCGCTGCCGCTCGGCGAGGCGACCGAGGCCTACGAGATCGACATCCTCGACGGCGACACCGTGGTCCGCACGCTCACGTCAGCCACGGAGATCGTCACCTACAACGCCGCG